ATTCCCGAACACATTACTCTTTCAGCAGCCTTATAAGCAGGTATTTGAGCTTGTAAAGTCATAACACCTTTACTATAATCAGCAGCTGTAATGGTACCATCATCTTTAGCTATTTTTAGCTTATTAAATTTATCAACTAACATGTTTGAAAAATCTACTCTAGCATCATTTAAATTATCAGATTTTGTATCTCCTTCTAAAACTAACCCTTCTCTAGTAGCTGCATCAAGTTTATCCATTGTTGCTTGATTAGCCGCATCTCTTTGTCGTTGTGCTTCTAAATCAGCTTTTTGTCTTATATTATTAGCTCTTGCTTGCGCAATTTGTGTACCTATCTGCATACCTTCTTGTAAGCCTTTTTCAATTGCTTCAATATCTTCAGTATATGTAGGTCCGTAATATGTAGTATCAAAACTACCAAATCCTCTTGACATATTTATTATTTTATTATTGTAATAATTTTTGAACACCCGCAGATGCCGCTCCTGCAGCAGCCTGTGTTAAGCCGCCTAATAGCATGTTTCTTTGTCTTTCATTAGCAGCCTGCGCTACACCAGCCTCTTGAGCTTTCATAGATAAGTTTGCGCCAAGTCTATTGTATTCAGCTTCCTGAATTCTCATTCCTCCTTCAGCTTGTAATCTAGCAGCATCAAATCCAGATTGAGCACCAAATTGTGCAGCCCTATTAGCGGCTGCCGCGTCAGCTTGATTAGCAGCTTGATTTATTTGTGCTTGTTGTAATGTAAATTGATTTTGCGCGCCTGCATTAAATCTATTCATTTGAGCAGCTTGATTAAATTTACTTAAAGCAAATTTGTTAGCCGCTTGTGCACCAAATCTTGCAGCCTGATTTTCTGCCTGTGCACCAAATCTTGAAGCTTGATTAGCAGCATCTGCAGTAAATTTAGCAGCTTGATTAATTTGAGCTGAATTAAATTGTTCTTGGCCTAAATCAAATTTTGAAGCTAAATTACTTTGAGCTAAATTATCTCTTTGTAATTTCATTTCGCCCTCAGCTCTTCTAAACTCATTAGCTTTAACCTGCTTGTCAATATCTGCAGATATTTTAGCTTTTGATTTAGCAGCCGCTGCAGCTAATGCTGTAGCGCCGCCAGCTCCTGTTCCCGCTTGTGCGGCTAAGTCTTGTGAAGCTGCTAAAGCTTGATCTGCTTCTTGTGCAGCTAATTCAGCTCCAGCTGTAGATACTTGTAAATTATTAAATTCATTTGTAAGTCCTGCGTCTGCACCTGTTAATAAAGGGCCGACATTTGTGCCTTGAGCAGTATAACCTTCTGATTCATATCCTGTAGGATCATAACCTTGTGCGTCACCAAGTGGTGGCATTTCAGCTGTTTCTAATGCTCCTATTTTAGCTGCTTGTGTAGCTACAGGATCAAAAGAAGCGCCTTGCATGCCTTCAAAAGAATTTTTAAAATTAAAATTATTAACTTTAGCTAAAGATTGAGCTTTTGCTTTTTCAGCTTTTTTCATTTGCTCTTTCTTTTTCTTTCTACCAAATAATGAGCCTACTCCTTTAATTATTCCAGGAGCAGCCGCCGCTAAAAGAAGCGGAAAGGGAGCATATTGTATACTCTCTATTGAAAAATGTATAATTTCTTGCATATTATTGACTTGAATAAACAGCTTCAGAATTTAAAGCAAATAATTCTGCAGCATTAATTGATTTATCTATTGGTAATTTGATACGCACACGCATAAAAGTTCCTTTTGTTCCTGATACAAGTTTGTCCGCATCAGCCACTACAGCACCATTAGAAACTTTATATGTAGTTTCTTGTGATACTATTGGAGCAAAATACTTACCTTCTTTTTCTTTAAATGGAAATTTAATAATTGTACTCATTATCCGTTTTGTATTATATTAATTGTTTTGTTAGCTACTGCTGAACCTGTAACTCTACTGTTATTATATTTTTGTATTGTAATAGTAGCGGTTCTTTGAGACCCAGTTGTATTATTAGCTACATTGATTGTAAAAGGATAGTTTGAACCAGTAAAATCAATATTATCTGGATCTACAATAATCGTTGCAGGTGAACCATTTAATAACACCCAGTTATCAGGACAAGATACTTGTATTGGTATTGTGGCACCGTTTGAGTTTGTTATAGATGTATTAGAATTACCTGATGCAGCAAATGTAATTGAAGATACATATGTACCAACAGATGCTGTTACTTCACCAGATCCAGTTATAGTTGCTGTAGCTGTAGTATTTTCAAATATAGCAGGAAGCACAACTGTTCGTTCTAAATAAATTTGTGATGCATTGTCAACAACCGCGTTCCCAATAGAGGTTCCAACAACATTATAAGATAAGCTATGACTATTAGGTAATAATACTTTTGTAGTGCCTGTAGCTGTCCATCTTAAAGTTGCTGTTCTTCTTGCTGCTGCATCATAAGGGCTTATTGTATAAGCTGTATTAACAGATGTTCCTGAAGGAACAGCTATATAACTACCGCTTGCAGGCGTAGCCCAAGTAAGTTGAGGCAATATTGTTGCTGACCCACTTATACCTAATGAATTATTTGCAGCTGTTGTAGGAACTGTTATAGGAAATCCTGCTACAACATTATTATTACTATAGCTTAAATTAAATGGCACTATATTAGTGCTACTACCCATTCCTGAGTGATTAGAGCAATAATAATACAATGTAGGTGTATTTGAAGCTATAACTATTTGAGTATAAGCTCCCGCACTACCGGGTGTACCATTATATGTAACTCCTGTAGTATATTCAGAGCCACCTCCATGCGTACCATTTGATGTTGTACTAAATTTTAATGGATGCCCACTATTAGAGCTATCACTTTGATCAAACTTATATGTTTTACCTTTTGTTAAAACTAATATAGGTTGTTTTAAATAATCAATACTATTACTAACATCATCTATTGCGTATTTATTAGAACCATAATTTCTTACAATAACATTTTTTGTAATAGTAGATGAAGTAATAGTTGCAGCCTGTGTAAGTCCTGTAACATTTGCTAATATTAAACCAGGATCTATATAATGTGTACTTATAGGTGATATTGTAATATTTAAATTATTTGCACCCGCTGTAGTGTATGTAGCTAATGCAGGACTAACTGTTCCATTTGTTACAGCATCACCAACACTTATTGTTAATAGATTAACTTCAAATATTAAATCTGCACCTGCACCTCCTACGGTAAGCGTATGAGTAATATTTTGAGTTTGTACTGTATAACTAACTAAAAATACTAAATTATCATTTGTAATAGCTGTAGGTGCTTGTATTGTAACACCTGATCCAGAAAGAGTAACATCTGTAATTGCATCAAATTCAAAATCTGCATTTTTAGGTTTAGCAGTAACTATCCATTGTACAGTTTCTCCTTGTTTTGCAAATATTGATTTTTCACCTGATATTATTGAGTTATTTGCAGCTCCTGAAAGTTGCAATGTTATTTCATAATAATTTTCTAAAGCAGGTTCAGTACCAACAGCACTAATATCAGTATTAATAAAATCAAGTTCCCAGCCTGATGTACCTTCATAGCTAATATTATTGAAAGTTTTTATAGTTGAAGGATTATCATTTAATATAGGCTCAACATAAGATTCTGCAGCTGCAGCACCGTAAAAAGTATTTCTATTTACAGTTTCATCATTATGTTGCCATAATTTACCGTTTTTAAACGTATAATATATATTATTTAAACTTAACCCGCCTTCTTGTTCAAATGATTTAAAACTTGTCCAACCTTTAGCACCTTCATCAAAAGATACTGTAAAGTATTCGTCGGTGGCTGTAGCTACATTAGTGTCTTTAAAGCCGCTAAAACCTTTACCTATTAATGTTATGTTATATAAGCTATTATATTCATCATATGAGCCAATAACTTCATCTGCTTTTTTCAAAGCATCTCTAAAAAAGTCACTCATACCCATTTGTGATATTTCAACTAAACCATTTTGAGATAATCGCATAACGCTACCTCTATTTTTATCAGTAAAGTATTTAGCATATCCATAATAAGCAAAAGACTTAGGATCTTTTGATATTCCAAATTCGCCTGCATAAGGAGCTATAGTGCCTAAAAATTGAGTATTACTTGTTACAGGTATTGCACCTCCTTCTGCTGAATATATAAAGTCTTTATTAACTGGAGATCTAGAAATTTTATCTTCTTGAAATACAACTATTTGTGTATCATCTGCAAATAATTTTTGCACTGAACCATCTTGAGGATCTAAAGATATTGTTATACCTCCTTCAGATTCATTAAATTGATTTATATAGTTTATATTTGTTCTTGAATTAAAAAGACCACTTGAATGAATAAGAGTATTAAATCTTCTTTCTTCAGCAAAATTTTCTTTTACAACATGTGCTCTAACTCCCACATCAAAAGCTTTTTCGTTAAATCCAGCTCTTAATCTATTTATTTCAATATGTGTACCAGAACCAAATGTTAACAAATAACAATTATAAAATTGTATATCTATCGCTGTTGTAGTAAGCGCTGATATTAAACCACCTGTAGATGTTTCAAAGAATATATCTAAATCAGATTCTACTGGCTCTGTCTCAAATACAGATATACCAGATGTTACTGAATCTGTAGGCACATTAGCTGTGCCTGCGGGATTATTAATTGATTGTACTTTTGTTAAACTAGCAGTTGTTTTATTTACACCACCTAATATTTTAGGATATACAGCAACATCGCAAGGTGATATTGTATTGCTTGTGCTAGGTGGTATTACAGCTGTTTGATCTCTTGGAATTTTATTTATGCTATCTCCTAATCTTGCTACAACATTAGCAGAAGTTATTGCTGAAATCCAATTATAATATTCTTGTTCTCTTTGCTTTACAACAATTCTATATGAATAACACCAATCTAAGTTTTGCAATGCAGTAATTGTAGATTGTGAAAAAGCTATTCTTAATGAGTTAAATACATTTGTGCTATTTGCTTCACCTGTAGCTGCATCAATAAATACTGTATCACCTCCTGTTTCAGATAATAATACAGGTGTTTGTCTTCCAAATCTATCCGCAAGAACTATACCTACTTGATATGTTCTTCTTGATTTAACAGACATGCTATCATCTAGGGCTGTATACCTAGCTGACGCTTCACCTGTTCTGCTTACTGTAAATGATACCTTTGGTATATTAAAGTTTTGTAAGTAATTACCATATACTAATCTACCGCCTGCTAATTCTTGTGATTTAGCAACACGTGGCACCGCATCTGCTATTCTAGTTAATTGATCGCTTGGTAATGTTTTAAAAGGATCTTGTGATTTATAAAAAAAGTTTACAGTAGTTTCAGAGGTTAAAACTTTACTTTCAACTACATATAATGCTGAGCTACCTGTTTCTTTATATATTAACTCCACCTTATCAATACCTAAATTTGCAGGTGTTGGCACAGATAATTGAACTGATTTTATTGCATTAACAAATGTTTCAATTTCTCCAAAGTCATTAATATTACTTGCTATAGTATCAACATTATCTAATCTTGAAAAACATATAGGTGTAAAAGGTGCTAATATGCTATATTCACCATCTTCAAACTGGTATCTGTATGAAAATCTAACTAATTTATTTTCTAAAAAGTTAGAAGTAATTACATTTCCCTGTTCATCAGAATCTGATACACCAATAATTGTTGCGGCTGTAAATGGAGCATACTTTGCTACAGAAATAATATCATCTATATTTGATGATAAATTATATCTTCCAGGTGTATTTCTTGCAGTTTCAACATTTATTTTTCTAGGAGGGTTGCGGTCATCTGTAAAAAATAACAATTCATCAACTAAATTTATACCAGTTATTAAATAATTTTGATGAAAATTTAAAGCTGTACTATTTACTAGTATTGTAGATTTATTTGCTTTTTGATTGTATTCAATTATTTGATGGCTACCGCTATTAACTTCATTATATGATGAATTTGTAGTAATAAAATAATAAATTCTTTCATTACCATTATCACGATATTCACCTATAACTTTAGCTCCAGATAAAGATGTATCAACTATTAGTTTATTACCTAATATATTTTCAACAGCTCCAATATCAGAACTTTCAGATTTACTAACATTGATATTTAATGCTTCTCGGTATTCACCGGGCTTAAGCATTTTATCATCTAAATCGCGATTCATTCGACTCGCGTTAAAGAGTCTTTTTATTTCTGGCATATATTAATGTTTAATCCATTTAGATTTACCTCTCAATACTTGAGCAAGTTCTTCTACTTTAAGATTACTAAGTCTTATTTTTGCATTTCTCATTTTAGCAGCAGCTTCTTTTTTGTATAAAGCAGCAGCTCCTGCACCTGAAGGTCTTATTTTTGTTAAATTATACAACATATTAGCATAAACAGCATCTTCAGCTAATTTAGGTACTAATACATTTGCAAAATCACCATTATTGCCTAAACCATCAGATATATATTGTATAACTATTAAATCACCTTCGCTAAAAAATGAATCAAAATATATTTTTCCCGCTTCAAGATCTAATAAATAACGTCCATTAACATTTTGTCTTTCAGGCTCAGATCCATATCTTCTTCCAAAAGATGATAAATCATCATCATCATAATAGCCATCAAAATAATTTTGAAAGTCTTTATTTGATATAAACTTTTCTGATTCTTGAAAACGACTTGCTGTTTCTGAAATTTCATTAAATGTTAAATTGCCTTCTTGATCATATATATATTTAAAATCTTGATCTTGAGCTACACCTTTAGCAGCTTTAGTTGTTTTTGTATTTTGTATTGTTCTATGATTACCATTTGAATCTACATAAGATATTTTTACATAGTTTACATAATCTGAAGGTAATGATAATTGTAATGTAGAGCTAAGCTCAACTTCAATACTTTTTTCAGCATGAAAAATATCATAACTAAACTCCTGAACAGATCTTTGAGCCCAAAAAGCAGCCTCGTATCGTGGGAGCTTTGTTAATATTTTACCATCACCCACATAAGCAATCATAAAGTTATTTATAATATCGTTTAAATTAACTCTACTATAATATCCTGGTATTGCTGTTCCTGTACCGCCATCTAATGCTGAGTAATTATCTACGTCTAAGGGTTTTCTTGATACTGCCATTATTGTTCAGTTGTTTGTAATTGTTGATCTTTAGATTGTGCAAATCCAGCTATATCGTTTTGTTTAATTGTAACGCCAGCTAATGTTAATATTTTATATACAAGATCATTTTTTTCTGATGCATGTAATTCAAAATTTAAAGATTTTGCTGTTGCATTATAATCATCCGAAGATGGATTAAATACAGTAGAGTCATATATAGGCTCATTAGGTACACCAGAAGCTATTTGAGAAGCTGATGGCATTAAATAGCCCCATTTAGGTTTATTTGGTTTTTTAAGATACTCTAATGATACTCCTGAAGTTACAGTTGTTGGATAAACTTTTATTGAACTCCCTGTTATAATATAAACTGGTTGGCCTGAAACAGGTGCTGTTAAAGGAGATAAATTTATATATTTTAAATCTTTATGTGACGCCAAGTCTGCGTCAACACCATTAACAGACACAACCCCTATTTTGTAAAGATCATTTGGCAAGGCCCAACTATTATTTGAAAGAGTTAAAGATGAGTTAGCATAAAATAAATTTATTTTTTCAGTACCTATTAAAACTGGGTCTGAAAAATCAGTATCTATTGCTACACCAGACTCATATAATACTTGTTTATTAAAATATCCTTCAAATATTTCATTTTGAGCTTGATCAGCTAAATTATTAAACTCTTCTGGAGTAATATAGCCTCTATTATCTTTATTTGTAATAGTAAGTACAATTTTGTATACTTCGTTTATATTTACCATTGTTTATTTATTAATTAGTGGATATAAAGCTGATTTCTCGCTTTATATCCTTTATTTATGAAAGTTTTTTCATAATTGACTTCATTAAATCAACACCTTCATCTGTTTTAAAATATGAAGCTAACGCTCCGTAAGGATGTTGATCAAAAGGTACAGTCATAACCTTTTTACCATTTGCTAATTTAAATATAGTACCATCTTCGGTTAAATTAAGTATTCCAACTTCAACAGCTCTATTAGCAAGGTTTCTAAGTTTTATATCTTCATCTTTTGAAAGCTCTATAAACAAACCGGGGTCTCTTTGAGCAAATCTATAAGCATCTCTTTTAATTTCTTTAGAAGACATATCTGATACAGAAGAACCTATTTCAGTTCTCATAATTGCTTCTAAATGCTCTATATCTAAACTTTGCACAAGGTTTAAAGCTTCTAATGAAAGCTCTAAATCTTCAATTTCATCGGTTGCCTCAGCAACTTCATCAACTTCTGTCCAAAGATCATTTGCTTGTGGATGATATAAAGAAAGTAATTTTTGTAAAGATTGTTGTTGTTTAGGTACTTCAAGTACACCATCTAAAAATATAACGTGCCCTAAAGTAACATATCCTTCTTGCTCATCTACAAATATTGATTTTTGATTTGTAGCATATCTTATTTCTTTATTTTCTCCTGTTTGTTCGTCAAACCAAAAAAGAGGTTTTCTTAAAGTATGTTTTGATTGTATTGTCCAGCTTATTGGTGCTTTATTATTTGACAAAACATACATTCTATCTTTTATTTCCCAGTTCTTTTCAATAGAACGAGTTTTTGTTTTAGTTTCCATAATATAATATAATATAATTAATAAAGAGGGTAAGGGGTAGCTAAGCCACCCCGTCCTCTATAAATGATTATGCTTTAAATAATACAAAGTTATTTGCACCTTGTACAATTAAACATCTTTCAGATAAGTAGTGCATTCTCATTTCATCAATTGGAGATGAAGTAGGTCCACCTACAGATCCAGTAACCCAAGACTTCATTTTTCTATTTTCAGTCTCAGAAGCTCTATATCGAACATGTAAGAAAGGTCTTTTAATGTTTTTACCTAATACTTGATCGTATACTGTTGAAGTACCAGCAGGTACTAAAACACCTTCAATATCTTTGAAACCTCCACGAGTAGAGAAGTCATTTAAATATTTCCAATCAGTTTTATAAAAATCATAAGAACCTCTTCTATATCCAGTAAATCCTAGATTAAGTGCCATATCCTCACTATTGTTAAATACACCAAAAGAAGTACCTCCTGAGTATCCACCATTTTGTTGTGCAAGAATATCATCAATTTCTAAAGAAAGATCTCTACCTAAGAAAAGCATGTTTTCCTCAATAGCACCTTGCTTATCTAATTGCTTAAGAACAGCATCAAAATCAGTTAATGCGCCTCCAGAAGCTTGCGCTCCAAAGTCTGAATATACATTTCCTCTAGATTCAATAGCAGCAAAAAATCCTTCAGTACCTTTTGCAGCTGCAGTAATTTGAGAGTCGTAGAAATTTAATGTAGCTCCAGTACCGTTTTGCTCAATACCTTCAACCATTGCCATTTCTAAATAATCTTCCCAACGTAATCTATTTTCGTGCTCAGACTTTAAATACCATAAATACCCAGAAGCTCCGTTTTCAGAAGTAACTTCAATCCATCCGATTTGAGCAGTGTCAGAACCATTGATAGAATAGTGTTCTTTTAAGATAACAGGGCTATTAGTAAATGTAGCATAGCTAGGATCTAGCTTTTCATTAAAGTTTCCAGTTCCTTTTGCGAATTCAGAACCATAAGCAAGAGCAGTAAATCTTTGTGCATTCGTGATTGCTGGAACGCCACCATAAGATTTAATTTGGAAATATTGTCCGCTTACATTAGTAATTACACCTTTAATTACTGCACCAGTTCCACCTACTGCTGATGTAGCAGAAGATTGAGCTTGGATCATTACTGTTTGTCCTTTTCTAAAGTTAACAGCAGTTGTTCCTTGAGAAGTGACACCTAAACTAGTTGGTTGAGCTGGAGGTACGTAAAAGTTTCCAACATTACCACCTGCAGTAACTGCAGATGCAGTACCTGGAGTAGTTCCACTTGTAGGCATTGTGCCTGCATTACTTATATATACAATGTTTGCATATCTTGTATGTAATCTACCTTGTTCAGTCCAGATAATTTGATCTGATGAAGAAGGCATTTCAGCTGATACCATACGTAAAAAAGAACCTATAGATCTGTTTCCATATCTTTCAACTTCTTGCTCGTATACATCAGGTAAAAATTGTTGTGCCCACTGATTAAAATTTGAATCAGTAAAGTCAATATAGTTACCAGCATAAAGAGCTTTGCTTTGAGTTGGTTGCAAAGCAGCTGGTATTCCACTTGTAAAAGCCATTTTAAATGTTTTTTAAATTAGTTATTTATTCCATTTTATGCGCAATTTATTTGAAGAATCACTTTGTACAACTCTAACTTTGTTATCACTTTGTGGAATAACCGGATTATTAGTTCTCGGAGACATATCAATATTTTTAGACTTAGCAGCATTTTCTTTTATTGCATCGGCACGGCCTTGCTCATAAAAGTGATTTGCAATTTTATCTGCATTATTTGCTGTGAATAAAGCTTTATGATAATCAGGAACTTTTTCCATATAACCTTCTTTGTTTAAAAAAGGTTTAATAAAATTATTAATTGTAGAATGTGAATTTTTTATTTTTTCAGCATTATCAACTTTAAATCTGTATTTTTTTTCACCAACTTTAAAATCAAAACCTTTGAAATTATCTTTGAAAAACTTTTCAGATCTTGTTTGAAATACTTCATTTGCTTTTGTTGATTTTTCTTCAAACTTTTTTGCTTCATTATAAAACTCAAATGCTTCTTTATATTCTTCAGGTACTTCATTTTGTTTTCTTAACTTAAGATCACTATAGTATTTATCTTTAGAACTTGTAAAATGATTTTGAGCTTCAAATAATTTTTCTTTAAATGCAAGTTGTTTTGCTTTGACTTCTGCTTGTTCAGCAGTTTCTTCATCATAAGCAAATTCTTTTTGCATTAAAAAATTTATATCTTCATTATTTAAATGAGGTTTTGTAGTCTTTAAATATTCATATACTAAAGATGTATTATCAAGTTTAGAATAATCTTTATTTAGATTAACATAATCTTCTAAAGATCCTCCAGTATCTTGCATAAAATCTACTAGCTTTTGAATATCTTCAGGGTATTCTTTTTTTTCTTCAACCTGTTTTGGTTTTTCTTCTATTATTTCTTCAGGTTGTTTTTTTTCTTTAGTTTCTTCTTCAACTAACTCTAAGATTTCTTCTTTTTCTTCACTTTGTTCGGAAGGCTTTTCAGCTTCTTCTTGCTTGTTTTCTTCTTGAACTTCTTCGCTAGCTGTGGGTTCGTTGCGTACAGATACTTCATCTGCGCTTTGCTCTTGAACGGCATCTTTTTCTGTATTAGGAGGATTATCAACATTAACACGATATACACCGTCTTCTTGAAATCCATAATTAGAATTTACTTCACCGCTATCCACTGCTTCTTGCAGCACATTAGCTTCTTTTTCTTGTGTTGAAACTTCTTCTTTTGCTTCAACAGCTTTTACTTCAACTTGTTCTTCCATGATATAATATAATATAATAATTGATTATTTATTTTGCTTCAAACCTTGATAAATCAAATCCGCCTAATACATCATTTCCTTTTGATTCAAATGATTGTTTTGGTTTTTCTGTTTTTGGTGGTCCCGCAATTGAACTTGCTGATATTTTTTTGTCAGCTATTTTTTCTTGTGTTTCAGATTGTTTATCAACTAATTCTTTTTGTGCTGATAATTCTAACTCTTTTAATTTAACATTTAAATCATATTCAAACTGCATTAACTGTTTTTTAGCTTCTGCTTCAAATTGTAATTTTTTAATTTCTAATTCATTTTCTGCAGTTGAAACTTGTATTGCTGTTTCTGATTTTAATTGTTGAGTTTGAGCTTTTGCTTTTTCAACTTCTATTTGTGCTTGACCTTGCGCTTCTGCTTGTGCAACCGCTGCCGCTTGTGAAGCTTGCTGATCTGCAACTTGTTTTTTAAGTCTTCTAAATTTTAATAATTGATTGGCTAGTTTTATATTTCTAACTTCTCTAATATCAATTGCATCTTCTAAAAATATACTTTGTTGTGCAAGAGCAGCTTGTATATTATTTTCTAATGCTTGCTTTTCAATTTCATCAGGCTGCAAATCTAAAAATATTCCAAAGTCATGTAAATGTAAATTTTCTACCTCTTTTAATGAACCTACAGAAAATTGCCCTAATGCTGAAACAAAAGCATCTCGTGTTGGATGAAATTCTAATATGTCTTTAAATCTTAATGATATTCCCTCTGCTAATGTTTTTGTAATAAATAAACTTGATTCTAATATATGTCTAGTTGCAACATTACTATTAGCAGCAGCCATTTTCTGTACACCAACTAATGCTTTAGGATCTGGATCTGAACCATCTCTTGCTTCATTTAATCCGGTTATATCACGTATCATTTGTAAATATTGATTATACGCGCCTATTAATAATTGTACTTGATTACCACCGCCACCTGGTAATTCTTGAATAGGTACTTTTCCTGGATTTGGATCACCTTCAACAGTTAATGATCTACCTATAATAGACCCTGTTTGAAAATACATATTTAATGCTTCTTGTGGATTATAACTAGTTCCATTACCTAAATCAATTTCAGCTAATCCATCTGCATCAATGTATACACCTGAAGGTGTCATTCTTTGTATTGCTTGTTGTAGTTTTAAATGTGTAAGTTGAATTAAATCAGCATATGGTGTCATTTTTGAAACTAAAGAATCAATCTTACCTTTATATATTCTAGGAGCTGCAACTATATAATTCATTAATACTTTATTAGTATTTGAATGAGGACGAATCATATTAGAAGCTTTTTGCCATTTTAATAATTTATTTGCACCTAATATATAAACGCCTTCGTAAATTACTTCTTGTGCTTTTGCTACTCTTTGAAATCTAGTTCTTTTGTCTTTTGGTGGATTAAAAGAATCATCTTTTTGTATTGCTTTTTCAGCACCTGATGAGATTTCTTTTATTTTATATACGTTATTTTCCCATGTTTTCCAGTTAAAATAAAGTATATTAACACTATTACTATTATAATCATCTGTATCTTCTACATTATAATTATTTGAATAGTTACTCCACCCTCCACTTTTATTACTTAAATCAGCAATGTCTTCATCAGATAAACTTGGAAATTGCTTTTTTAACTCGTTTACTCTAGCTGATTTTATTTCACCAAAATAATAACAATCTTTAAAATAAGGATCTTCTGTATATGACCAAATTAAATTAGCGGGATCTACATAGTCTAATTTTATACCGTCGGTATTATTAAAAGAATGTTTAGCTGCTCCAATACCAAGAACGGCTATATCATAATCTACTCTAGATCTTGTATATTCATATTTATTTTGATTGAATATATTATCAATAGCTTGCTCCTGTGCAATTTCAATTCCTTGTTTATAATTTAATTGCATGAATAAATCTAGTTCTTCACTAGATCCAGGTAAACTTTCTTTTTCAATATTTCTTACATTAGTACCTAACTCAGCTTCAATCACATCAAGCATTTCATTTGTATTCATATCTCTTTGAATACCTTCAACATATGCTGTTCTTTTACCTGTAGATATTGGATCTTCACCTATAGCTCTTATACTATATATTCTATCTTGCATACCGTTTACTACAATATCAATAAACTTTGGTATAATAGGAACTGGCTTCCAATCTAAATTTAAATATGATAAATCACCATTAATAGCAAATTCATCTTTATATTTTCTTATTGATTGTTCACCTCTAGCATATAAACGTAGTCTATGAAACTCATCTCTTAAGGCATAGTATCGTCCTTGAGAGCCACGTCCTGAATTAAACCACTCTTGTTCAATGGCTTTTGCAACCTGCGTACCATATTCAACAGATTTTTTTTCTGCGTCAGATACTGCCTGACTCGGAAACTGTGAGTAGCTTTTTTTAATTTTTGCCATACTTATTTAATTAGTATACTTCTATGTCCTTCATTCTTATATCTAGAGAATGAAAAATTAAGTTTTTTTGTTGATCGTTCTTGTCTTGGTCTATATAAATGTTTTCTGCAAGCCATTATTGCTAAACCACTGCTAATGGATGCGTCATAAGCTGTACGTTTTGATATATCAAACTTTGCCCAATCCTCAAGGGTTCTTTGAAAATGCATATTTCCAAATCTTTCCCCTAAGTTTCCTACATTCTCTTCTATGTAAGATTCGATTGCAGCCGCATGAGCTTGTCTTATATCTTCTGATGTATTAGGTATACCACCTAATTCTAATTCTGTTTTTGATAAAGCTCCTTTTAATTTATCAGGACGGTTCATAGAAAAACCTCTATAACCTCTTCTTTTAAAATGATATAACAGTCTTGGCTTATTATTTTCCGCAAGTATTGACATACCATAAAACACACAAGCCATAAGTACATCTTCAAAAAATATTTCAGCTGTTTGAGGTCTAGCTACATATTCTAAAAAAAACTTACTTGATGGAAAGTCTTCGCTCATAGAAAATGTAGTTAATCCGTGTAGTGCACCATTTGATCCACCACCGCCAACTGTTCCTGATATATCATATGAATCACATCCAAAATAACCATACCCTTCATTACCAGGATATTTTATACCATTTTTTTCAATTACATTATTTCTTAAGTTATCTTTTGGTATCCAACTCAATAAAAACCTACCGTTTCTATTTGGTGTCCAAATAACTTCTGTATCTTTAATTCCATTTTTCCAAGAAAAGCTACCTTTAACAACATAACCTTTCATTGCCATCTCTTCATTATGATCTATCTGTTCATATATCTTTGTAAGATTAAATAAAGAGTTTAAAGTTTCATCTCTAAATGCATGCTTTTCGGATCTTGGAAATTGTCTATAGTATTCGTTTAAAGCATCGGCGTCGTTTCGTAATCCTTCAACTTCGTTTTCCCAATGTTCAATGACTCCCGTATGTATCTTCTGTCCATCAATTCCTTCAACCGCTTCAAGTGGAGTGGTGAAGACAGGATACCCATACTTATTGATAAATCCTTCGTATCCCCATTCCATAGGTATGAACAAAGAATATAATCCACTTGCAGTCTGGCCATTTTTATTTCGTGCAGTAACGTCTGAGTCATAGTATAATTTTTTAAAGTTATCACCACCTTTATCAAGTGAATTTGATGTTGAGCCCATCATACATTTACCAACTATTCTTGCACCTAATCTTAAACAGGTTTTTGTAACTCTCCAGTTATTTAAGATATTGTCAGGTCTTTCCCATTTACCGGATTCATCGTGAACTAATAATATTAACTTTTCACCATCATAACTATTGTCACCTGTATTTTTC